CCAGAACACGTCGGACCTGCTGTCCCTCATGAAGAAGGGCATCAAGTTCGAGGACTCGTGGATGAAGAACAAGTATGCGAACGTCCTGAAGACGTCCACGCTCGACTCATTCAGGACCGCCCTCCTCGAGTTCGCCGTCATCGAGGCCAAGATGGGCGACGAGTCCTTCAAGAAGTCCCTCGCCGCCAGCGGCGAGGACCTGCTGGGCTCCGGGCTCCAGCTGAAGGACCTGGCGGGGGCGGGCTCCGGGGAGAACGACATCAAGAACATGATCGACAAGGCCAAGAGCCATGCGACCGGCCTCATGGGCGTTCCGTACGACAACTACCTTGCCAGCCTCCACAAGGGCGAGATCGTCATGCCGGCGAGCGACGCCCGCGTCGCCGGAAAGGGCGGCGGGGGCGGGAAGACGACGAACGTGGTCGTCTACGCCCAGGGCGTGCCCGCTAGCGAGGTAGCCCGTCGGATCGGTCAGATAGCCAATACTGACTAGTCCTTTAATGCTCATCCCATGAGATGGGATGGACGATCTATTGCCATGTGCACGTCGAGTCAGGCCGTCTCTACGTTGGACTGACGAAAATGACCGTCCTTCAACGGTGGAATCGTCACGTCTACAATTCCAATCGGACAGGCAGTAAGAAGTTCGTCACTTCGCACTTTGCGAATGCTATCCGTGTCTATGGGAAGGACGCTTTCACACATCACGTCCTCGGGGTCTGTCATGATCTTGAGGAAGCGAATCTCGTGGAGGAGGTCTGGATCTTCCTCCTGAACACCAGGGACCCTCAATTCGGGTTCAATATTGCAAAGGGCGGCAGTCATGCTCCGCATCCGATCCGCAACCCATGGGACCGTCCCGAGTACCGGGAAAAGGCGGTCGCCGCGGCGAAAGCCAAATGGAAGGATCCGGAATTTCGTTCGAAGCAGGAGGCTCGAGACTTTTCCCACCTTCAGTCCCGTGAAGCCCGTGGAGCCGCCTCAGCCACCCGCTCTACGCCGGAGTCCAAGGTCAGGCGGGTGGCCGCATCAAAGGCCGTTCTTGCGCGCCCGGACGTCCGGGAGAAGCTCTCGGCCGTGTACGCTGATCCGGAGCGCCTGAAAGCTATGAGCGAAGCGTCCAAGGCCGCCCATGCTCGTCCCGACGTCAAAGCGAGGGTCGCCGCGGCCTCCAGGGCATCGAACGCGCGGCCGGAGGTGAAGGCCAGGATCTCTAGCTCCTCAAAGGCCCTCTGGAGGGATACCGGTTACGCCTCGAGGGTAGCCTCCAGGACCGTCTCCGACGAGACCCGTTCGAGGATGTCCGCGGCCTCCTCCACTCCGGAGAATCTGGAGAGACTGAATTCCGTGAGGGCGTCCCGTGACCCGGAAGTTCGTTCCAGGATCTCCGCCTCCCTGAAGGCCACACTCGACGATCCGGAGCGGAAGGCGAGGCTGTCAGAGATCTCCCGGTCTCGATGGGAAGACCCTGCCTACCGCGCGAGGATGACCGAGGTTCTCTCGGCAGCCAACGCCGCCCGTCCTGTCCAGACTCGCTGCAAGAGAGGCCACTCCATGGAGGATGCGCGCGTTCGACGCGACGGGCGGCGTCTTTGCCGGATCTGCTCCAGGCTCCGGAAGGCAGGTTATCGGGCTTCCGCACCTGTCGCCTAGACTCGCGCTCTTTTTTGAGTACGGTGGAATGACATGCCCGCGAAGGTAGGACTCCCGTACAGGCCGAATCCGAAGGCCGACGACAAGAACACCAGCTACAGCCCTAGGCGCGGCCGCCCCATACTCTTCCAGATCTCGGTCCCCGGGAGCCTCCAGCCCCTCTTTCCGTTCATGCTCGCCCTCCACACGAACCCGGGCTCCCTCGAGGAGCACATGGCGAAGACGAAGAACGTCGTCCCGACCTACGGCGGTTTCGTCGAGTTTGTCTGGCCCGACGAGCTTACGACCCTGTCCGCCTCCCACTCGACCGGGGCCTTCCTCACTCCGGACTCCGGCCTCACGGCGGGATCCGACACCAGGACCGCCGGCGGAGGCTCCACGGGCCGTAGGAACTCCATGGCCTGGGAGCGGCAGGAGGACCTCCTCGAGGTTTTTCACAACAACGGCGTGGTGTTCGACGGGAACGGCCTGCCCGCGATTCGCGGGAAGGTCATGATGATCTACGACCGCGGGATGTTCCTGGGTCACTTCACGACGTTCGAGGTGGACGAGTCCGACGACAAGCCCTGGTCCTTCGAGCTCACGTGGGAGTTCCGCGCGGAGCAGACTGTCTACAGCTTCCCGGTCGAGTCCTCGGACGTGGGGACGGAGGAGGGCTGATATGAGCAGGACTGAGGACGGCCCTCTGTCGGCCAACGATGTCTTCGACGGCATTGTCTTCTCCAGGGTCACGAACCTGAGCCAGATGAGGGCCCTCTTCGGCCAGAGGGACGTCGGCGCCGCCCTCATCGGCGGCGACAGGTACGGGACTCTGTCGGGGGCGAGGACGTCGGTGAAGCCGTTCATCGTCGGATTCATAACCCCGGACGTCCTCGTAAACTTCGTCCCCGTAAAGCTCAGCCAGGTCGAGGAGAAGACCGCCGCCGCCGCCCCGAAGACGAGCGACGAGCCGGTGAAGGATCCGAAGACCCTCTTCATAGACCACCCTCCGTCCTTCTACGCCAAGCTCAAGCAGGTCGCCGACAACATACACGCGAACCCCGAGGACCTCCTGGCCTGCCTCACGTCGGAGAGCGGCTTGAACGCTCAGGCGACGAACTTCGTCCGCGGCAAGGACGGGAAGGTTACGAACATCCCGCAGGCCCTCGGTCTGAACCAGATCACCCCGTCCGCCCAGAAGGCGTCGGGCATGACGGACTCCTTCTGGCGGAACGACTACGGGAAGCTGACCGCCGAGCAGCAGCTCCCGTACGTCGAGAGGTACTTCAAGGCCGTCGGCCACGGCAGGAACTTCAACAACATCGGCGACCTCTACATGGCGAACGCCGCCCCCGGCTTCATCGGGAAGTCCGGCGACATCGTGATCTACACCGGGAACGCCGCCAAGCAGAACCCCGGTCTGGACGCCAACAAGGACGGGAAGATAACCGCCGGGGAGATAAACGACTTCACCGGGAAGGCGAAGAACAGCGGCCTCTACAAGTCGTACCTGGCGGCGTACAAGGCCGCCATAGCCAGCGGGGCGGTCCCGGCCGACGGGACTGCGGCCTCGAAGGGGCCGTCCATCGTGTCCGGCGGAATCATGTCGAACGGCGTCATTACCGACCAGGAGACGGGGGATCCCCTGAACGCCATCGGGAGGAACGTCCAGGCCGCCGATCAAGACCGGATCGACATATCGAACGCCCAGGTGAACGAGCTCCGAGACCAGATACTGAAGGCTAAGAGCGTCCCCTCTCTCGTCCTCCTCGTAAACCCGTCGAAGTTCACGAGGAGCTACGAGCAGACTGTCGACACGGTGAAGGTCAGGCGCGGGTACGCCGTCCATATCTGGAACGAGAGGCCGCCGTCCATATCGTGCAGCGGGGCGACCGCCGCACAGTACGCCTTCAGGTCCGACGGGGAGGGTGGGCTCACCCACTTCAACCGCCTGCATTCGGCCTCGTACAAGAACTTGATGTCCCTGGTCTCCATGTACAGGAACAACGGCCACATCTTCAGGGGCGCCCCGAACCAGGACCCATACAATATGGGCGTTCCGACGATCTCGATGAGCGTCTTCATATACTATGACGACAAGATCTACATCGGATCCTTCGACGACTTCTCCGTGACCGACGACGGCGAGAAGCCATACAACATGTCGTACAGCTTCAAGTTCACGGTCAGGTACGAGATCGACCTGCCGGGCAGCGGCCTCGACAGGGACTTCACCACCGTCCAGGGACTGACGACGAGGTCGTAATGAGGCAGTCCGCATTCAAGGGGAACTGGGTACCGAACAAGCGCCCCTATGTCGTCCTCACTCCGGACGTGTTTGTCTCCATCCAGGGGGAGACGTCCGTCATCGGTTGCGGCGAGTGCCGGCGAGAGATCAACATCAACGACTACATGACGTCGGTGTCCACCGAGGCGGCCGTCGACTCGGCCCCCGGGAGCGCGACCATCAACCTGTCCGTGCCCGACACCGACATCAACGACTTTTACATCGACGGGCAGCTCGTCATCATTCCGATGATGGAGATAGAGGTGTACGCCAAGGGGTATTTCCTCATCGGAGGGTTCCCCCAGTACTACAGGGTCTTCTGGGGCCTCGTCTCGTCCGTCTCGAAGAGCTGGTCCGGCGGGACCACGACGCTCGCCATAAGCTGTAAGGACATCCTCAGGTGGTGGGAGCTGACCAACGTCACGATCAACCCGGCGTTCACCGAGAGCTTCGGAGGCAGCGCCGGCGGATACCAGCTCTGGCAGAACCAGTTCGCCGCGATGAACCCGTCGACGATCATAATAAAGCTCGCCAAGGAGTCGATGGGGGACTTCTCGATCACCCAGGGATCCTTCACGTCCTTCACTCCGGAGAAGGGTCCCGAGGGTCCGGCCATAGGGGCTTACGCCAAGGACGTCATGGCGTACTGGCAGCTGAAGTTCGCCAACATCTGGAACAGCCTCGTCATCTACGGATCGTCCGGAGAGCTGTACTCGTTCACGGGGGACGGCGACACGGTGTCGCCCGTCAACCTTTCGGCCCAGATGAACAACCAGGAGGAAAAGCTCTCCGGGAACAACCAGGCCACGAGCGTCTTCAAGATCCAGCCGAACGAGATAACCCCGTTCAAGCAGGAACTAGCGAGGGCCGGGGACGTGGAGCTCTTCCAGACCGAGGCTATGTCGAAGCTCTCGATCGCCCAGGCCTGCCGCGATCAGTCCGGGTGGGAGTTCTTCTGCGACCCGAGCGGCGACATAGTCTTCAAGCCCCCGTTCTACAACCTGAACGTCCTTCCGAACAAGCCCATCAGCTGGATACAGAACTATGAGATCATCGACGACTCGGTGACGGACTCCGAGGCCGAGGTATACACGCACATCACGTCGAGCGGGAACGCCTTCGGCGGCACCATGGACTGGGGCCTGAACGACGAGATCACGACTCCGAGGACCGGCGTCATCGACTTCCACCTTCTCCGCAGGTACGGGTGGCGTCGGCTGGACTACCAGTGCGAGTGGGCCGGAAACCCCAAGAAGCTCTTCTACTGGCTCATGGACTACCTCGACCGCATGAATGCGAAGAGGCAGGCCGGATCCGTCACCATCCCGATGCGCCCGGAGCTGAAGCTCGGCTTCCCGATATGGTTCCCGAAGTACGACTCCTTCTTCTACGTCACCGGCATCTCGCACCAGTTCTCGGTCGGCGGTCAGGCCACTACGACGCTCACGCTCATCGCCAAGCGCTCAAAGTTCATAGCTCCGAACAACATTGGGTTCATCAAGAAGTCCGGGAACACGCGCGACGAGATGGTCCGGGACTACGGCGTTCCTTGGAAGAACGGGGAGCCCAAGAACAAGGTCGTCGACGGGCGCCGTGCGTGGAACTCGGTTCAGATTCCGACCTACGAGATAGGCTTTCCGAACCGGCTTGGCGGCACGGCCGGCCTCAGCAACGAGGAGACGATGGGCCAGCCCGTCGTAGTCCGTAGTCCGAAGACCGGGAAGCTCCTCGGATTTCCGAACGCCGTCATGGTGTACCGCTCGACGATCGAGGGGACGGTCCTTTCGAAGATACTCGAGGAGCAGGGCTCCAACAAGTCGAAAGCCCCCGCGAACCAGGACAAGGGTAAGAAGGACACGGGTCCGAAGTACAACTACGACTACACCGTGACTCAGACTTTCTCCAGGCTCCGCGGCGACGCCAGGGCTAAGACCATATCGTCCCTACGAGCTCACCGGTACGAGGCCGGCATGACCAACGGAGGGGCGTACGACTACGCCCGCGACGAGGACCGGGTCTTCCAGGAGATGACCCTGATCCCTACGAACTCGATCTCCTGGAACAAGGCCGGAGAGGATCCGAATCAGCCGTCCACGTTCGACAAGACCGTGGCGGCCGGGAGCGACAAGAAGAAGGCCGAGCAGCAGAAGGCGGCGGTGGACGCCCAGGCCGCGGTCGTGAAGACCGCCAAGGGGAAGGTCGACGCGCAGGTGACGGCCGTCTCCAATATAGACAAGCAGCTGACGGTCCTCCTGAAGAAGCTCCCCTCCGTCCCGAAGACCGTGAAGAAGGCGCCCCCGACGCCGGGGACCCCCGACGGGACTTCCACGACCACCGCCACGGAGCCTCCGGACATCGTGGACAAGAGAGCCGAGCTCCAGGTCGCGAAGGACAAGCTCGCGCTTCTTCAGAAGGACTACGACGAGGAGAGCCTCGCCCTCACCCAGACGAAGGCCAACCAGGGGACCGTCCGAACCCTCGCCAGCCTGAACGTACTGGTCCGACCGGTTTCGGACGACTTCGGGTTCGAGGTCATAGGCCACAACAAGTATGGGCGCGGGGCCTTCATCGACAGGGGCAAGATCCAGCTTGCCGGGGACGCTCCGGGTGGCGTGATCAACAGGATCAACGTCCAGTTCGCGCCCACGGGCGGGCTTCTGACCGACCCCGGGATCGTCGGAGCCCAGGACGGCAGCTCCGCGGACTTCGCCGCGTCGTTCGAGCGCATGCAGCCGGACGACTATGTGACCGGGGCCACCTTCACCGGCTCGAACAAGTCCTCCGACATAAAGGAGTTCCAGTTCACGGATCAGAACACGTACACGAACCAGATCAACGCGAACGTCGGGCACAGCCTTTACGTGGAGGCCGACCAGACCAGGAAGTCCAAGACCCTCGGGGAGCTCAAGCCCACCATCGCGATCGGCGGGCTGGACGGGCTGGACAGCTGCTCGTGCGGGATAGGGCGCGCCGACTGGCTTGCCCTCCTCCCCACGGACGTCATCGTGCAGGTCCTGAAGGCCGAGAGCGGCGCGGACGTGAAGCCTCAGAACGTGGAGAACGCTTTCGGTGCGAAGATCACGTCCGGAGCGACACCTGGATCGCCAACGAGCCTGTCCTTGGAGAACGACAAGGCCAACAAGGCCATAGCGCAGATATTTCCGGGCCTGGACGTCCAGACCACCTTCACGGGCCTGGACGCCATAGTCGGGAACGTGACGACCGGCGGGTTCTTCGACGCCCTGACCAAGTACCTGCAGAAGCTCGTCGCGACGAACTATGAGGCCAACGCCAGGAGGGAGGGGCGCTCCAACGCCGAGGAGCGTGGGGTCGTGAGCCAGCTCTTCGACGCCGAGGAGCAGACGAACATCCTCGGGGATGACGGACAGGATCCCCTCTTCGCCCGTGCCGCGTCCGGGGACCCGGCCGCCCTGGACGCCCTCAGGAACCAGGTGGCGAACTCGAACTTCGGCATGACCGCCGCCGCAGGAAAGAACTTCAAGAAGGCCTGGGACGACGGCAAGGAGAAGCTCCAGCAGACGTTCGAGCACTTCGGGGCTTCCGGCGGCACCACCGTCTTCGCCGTATCGGCCGGGAACGCCTCCGGATCGGTCGGCGTCTCCGTCGGGACCGTCGGGACGCAGCCCTCGGCGGAGGCGGCGGCGGCCACGGCGGCGGCGGCCAACGCCACGGCGGTCTCGGCCCTCACTCAGGCCACCACCGGAGTCCCGCCCTCCCAAAGCCCGCAGCCCAAGCAGGTCCAGCCCCGCAGGCCTTCCCCGAACCTGAGGTCGCTGATAGTGAACCCGTCGTCGCCGGCCGCCCTGAACCAGCCTCTCGTCGACGCGCAGAGCGCCGCGTTCACCGCGACCATCTCCACCACCCCCGGGCCCGTGGACCCCATCCCGACCTCGAAGCCGAAGGTCAAGAAGCCCGGGACCCCCTAGGCGTCGCGCGGCGGTTCACCGCCGCGCACGGCCGCGACGAACCTCGGGTCGCACTTTGCCGGGGTGAGCACGTACGTCAGGACCCCCTCGGCCAGCCTGTTGACCGGCGACACTATGGCGAGTGACTCCGTCGTTCCGGCCGCCGTGCTCACCATGTGCCTGATCCTGACGACCTTGCACGACAGGGAGATGCTGTACTTGCCGTCCTCCTTGTCCACGACGCAGTCCAGGCTGTTCTGCCTCCCCACGTACCCGATCAGGGCCGGGTCCTTGACCGGGATGTTCAGGGAAACGGTGTGGCCCTCCTGGATCCAAGGGAGGTCCACGAGCCACCTCGCGCCCTCCACCATCTTTCCCGACATCGCGGCTGCCTGAATGATCAGTGGCACGGTAAGCCTCCTCTACATCAGTACCGTACAGTCATGGCAGGAGGAAAGACAGGCGGACCCGGCGACCTACCCGAAGTCCCCAAGGGCGGAGTGTCGATGTCGCGCGACATGCGCCACCCCGGCGGCCCGAAGCAGGCCTCCTCCTCGGGACGCGAGGCGTTCGCATACCTGCACGCCGGCCACATAGTCCACGTCGACACCGAGACGATGGTCTGCTCGGTCCGCCTGGACTCGATGCAGAGCGAGAGGCACGACGTCCCGCTCCCCGCCGCGGCCGGGTCCGGCCCGAGGAGCTGGGCGGGCCTCATCCCCGAGAAGGGTACGAAGGTCCTGATCGGATGGAAGAAGGTCGACGCTTCGGCGCGCAACTTCTCCCCGTACATCGTCGAGTTCCTGACGAGCGGGACGTTCGCGGCGCGCGAGTACGAGCCGTTCATGTCGATGCCTCCGGAGGACGCGGCCGCGGCCCTGGACCTCCATCCGGAGCTCGCGGACGACCCGCGGTACAACATGGGCGTCGTCCGGCTCAAGGCCCGGAAGGGGTATCCCGGGGACTTCATCGCCTCCTCGAGCGGCGGGTCGGACTTCATCCTGGACCGGGACGTCCTCCTCACCAACCGCGCCGGGAACGAATTCCGCCTCAGGGACTCCGACCAGACGGCCGTCCTTCAGACCCTCAACGAGTTCACCAGCAACTCCGCAGGATACTACCGCCGCGGACTGGTTAAGCGCAACGCCTTCAACATCCTCCCGGACCTCTATCCGGTCGAGGACGCCAAGGTGGCGATCGTCAGCCCCGGCGACCCGGCGAACGGGAAGGATGCGAACGGTGAGCCTTTGGACCGGTCGGCGGCGTACGACGCCCTCCTGAACTTCGGCCTCATCAAGGAGGACGGGTCTGCGAACTTCGAGGAGGGCGTGTCCCCGTCCGGAAACTCCAAGCTCGTCGATCCGATCTATCCGCCTATCACCACGTCCGACGGCCAGAGGATCTCGTACGTCGTCCACGGCGAGCACAGGTTCAGCTTTGCCGACACGCTGTACGCGTACGTCGAGGACAGGACCGAGCTCCGCCACATCTCGGACGGGATCATGGCCGTCACCGAGGAGGGCGACGGCTTCCAGGTGGACCCGCCTTTCCCGGCCTACGTGGAGGACGTGAAGGGGACCGTCGTCGGGAACGACTTTCACTCCGACGCCGGCCGGCCCTTGTACAGGCGCGTCCTCGGCATGAAGCTCTTCACGAGCCCCAACCAGAAGATCCCGTCCGACTTCCCGACGCTCGAGGCCGTGGACACGGTCACGAAGCTCGGGATCATGGACGCCGTCGGCCTCGCCAGGCTCTTCAGGATCAACTGCCCGCAGCAGGGCAGCTCGAACCAGTTCGCCTTCGGCATCACCAAGGAGGGCAAGGTGATGTGCCACATCCCGAAGACCCAGTATGGAGAGCCGGACGAGAAGGGCAAGTCCCTGGAGCTGAACCTCCAGGGCCTGTTCAAGGCCATCATCGGCGCGGACGAGAACTCGGGGAACCTGAGCCTCGACATGAGGACGGTCGGCGGCATCAACCTCGACGTCGGGAGGTTCAACGGCGGACCGTACGCCGGGTCCTCCGTCGTCCTGAACCTCCACGGCGGGGTCAAGCGGATACACAACGGTGATCCGGACACGGGCGTCGCCGACGACGTCACGTACAACGGGTCCGGGAGCGAGATCGGGACCGGGTCCAAGCTCGTGTCCTGGGGCGGGAACATAATCAACAACGCCGGCGGCGAGAACGCCCAGTCTGGCCAGAAGATCACGATAAACGCCGGAGCCGGCGGCCTCATCAACACCGTCGCGGGCGACCTCGGGAACTCGGTCCTCGGCAAGACCCAGGAGCAGTACGCTCAGATCGTCACTACGACGTACGCCCTCGGGAAGGTCCGCACGACCGTCTCCGGCGTGGACTCCCTGACCATGCTCGCCGGGGCCATCACCCGCACGCTCGTGGCCGGCGTCGGCATAGCCGACACCGTCACGGCCGGGAACCTGATCCAGACCGTCGCTACCGGGAACAACCTGATAAACGTCGGGACTGGGAACCTGGCGGCCACCGTCGGGGCCGGTAGCCTGTCCCTTACCTGCGGCGCGGGGCCGGTGTCCGTCGTTTCGGCCCTCGCGGCCGCCATCACCTCAGGGGTCCTCATCTCCCTGACCACCCCGATCACGAAGATCGGCGCGACCGTCCAGGGGTTCGCCGTCGCCGGAATCCCGGGACCCGGCGGCCCCCACCTCGACTATCTGACGGGAATCCCGATCCTCGGGGTTCCGACCGTGACGATCGGTTAGCCTGGACATGCCCGTAGACCCCGGAACAACCCTCCCCATATTCCAGGGGATGCTCGCGGCGAACGCCGTCATCGGGCCCGGCAGCGGCCAGCTCGCCGCAGGGCTGGCCAACGGCCTGTTTCAGTACCTGTCCGCCTCCGTCACCGTGCTCTCGATAGACGCCGGCACTCTCGGGGCCGGAACCGGTGTCGGGTTCGGCCTCATACTCCCCCCGAGCGTCATCCTCGGCGTCCTGAGCCCGATGATGGCGGGTCACCTTATACTCGGTCCGTTCGCACCCTCGACGGCGAACGCCATAGCCATGGCCGTGTCCCTCTCCCTCGCCGGAGCTTCGGTCCAGACTGTCAACGCCGGGGTGGGTATAGGGGCTGGGAAGGTCCAGCTCGTCCCCACCGGCA